GATTATACTTCGCACACCTTGTGTGCTCAGTACGGGCTTATACGCCCTATACATTAAAAAGAAGCACCCTATTGTGCTTCTCTTAATTCAGTGTTTTCTTCCGGGGTTTCTTCATATTCACCCGGTATTTCGTGATTTTCGATAGGCATGTCTTCTGCCTGTGCATTTTCGGGGACTTCCTCTAAATTTTGAGGTTCTATTTTCGCTTCTGCCCCACGTTTGGCTATGAGGTTATACAATTTGCCCTTACTGATTGCTCCACCGTCAGGGATTAAATCTGCGTACTCCTCGAACGTTATTTGTCCTTGAGCAAGTAAAGCGTCGCAAGCTTGCTGTTGTGCGAACTTTGTCCACTGATTATCCTGTGATACATCGACTTTTACTGACGGTTTAAAGTCCAAAAGCTCATCTGCAGAGATTTTAACTTCGTTTCCGTGTTCATCCTTAGTGGTAAAGCTATCTATATCAAATACAAGCCACATATCAAACCACATAATAGCTATATCCTCTACCGTCTGTTGGAAAGTGTTTATCTGCTCATTAAGTGGTATCTGTGCTTGGTCGCGGATTGCTATAATAGCACTTCCGCTTGAACGCTGAGGGTCAATGTTACCCACGGCAAAATCACCCGCTCCCGCAAGTTCTCTCGTCTGTGTAATTAAGTCAGAGAACAATTTGTCTGCGTCACTAGATATATTTGCTGCGTTAATATAGCCTATCATCTGATTGATTGACTGCTGGGCGTTTCCCCTAACTCCGATTGCAGCACCTACCTTGTTTAAATCGTCAGGGTTTTCCACTGCGTCAGCGTCATAAGCAATTCTAGGAAAAGCAGATATCTTAACTGTAACTGCTCGTCTAGCTAGAGTTTTGTTGAGTTCTATCTGATTAGGAATCATAGACGCAACCTCGCTGACTCCCCTAGCATTGTTAGGTCTAGGCTCCCATACAAAGTTCTGTATAGGATAAACAGTGAGTCCCGCAAATTCCTTTTCGTTCCTCGTTGATGTAATTCTGCGAGTAGGCTCGATTAAACTTTCCTTTGTCGCCCTTGTTACGGTGATTACATCGTCGTCATCCCTTGACAGATAGATAATGCAAGTGACTTTATCGTTTACCTCTTCCTTATTAGCGATTTGATTTTCTCTTTCGGAATCGGTCTTGATTTTATCTATATCTTCATTTGGGACCTTGTTCATTTTCGCTATCTTCTTAACTGTTTCAAGCGGAAGCCTTTCAAGAATCATAATATAAGGCTGTTCCTGAATGTTTGTCGTGTTTTCGTTACCAAACAGGATATTTGTGTTATCGATAAGCTGAGGGGTGTCTAAAGTTGAATCTGTACCCCAATAGAGGTATGAATCACCTTGAATTGCAGAAGCCTTGATACATTTCCACAAAACGCTGTTCATCTTCGCTTTTTCCCACGACTGAATAAACTTTTTGTTTAATATGTCGTATATGTCCTGTTTCGAGGCATCGTCGCTCATATCGGTGAATTTTGCGGTCATAGCATGCTGACAAACAGTAGACACCTTATACTTGATTGTCGGCTTGATAATGTTCAGCATAGGGAGTTCATCTTTGGTCTTAACCCCTACCCACTGATTATCACCGTAAAAGTTCCAGTTTCGCTCAGTATTTTTTACCAAGCCTTTGGTCTGCATGTACTGTTTATTCTTTTCGTACATCTGCCATATTTTTTCACAGTTCATTAAAAGTCCTTTCCGTAACTATCAATATCTTGCAGTAACTGTTCTAGCCTCGCTCTTTCCCTCTCAGAGCTTCTCTCGGCTTTAGTCTTATATCCGAATGTCTTCGCAATCTTCGTCGGTATAGGCTCAGTTTTAGCCCTCTCGGGGCGTAACTGAATACCAACGGAGACACCAATAAAAAAGCACACTATGAGTAGTGCACCGTGTACTGCGTTATATAACATTTATCGCTTCTCCTTTTCCTATGGCACTAGCCTTGCTTTTTCTCGCTAAATTAAACTGTATCAGCTTATTATTTTCTATCGGAGTACTAGGTTTCCCGTTCTTCCAATAAATTAAACGATTTAATGCTTGGCTCATAGCGTCTACTTGGTCATCGTGCTTTCCGTTAGGAAATGCTGAACATTCGTTCACAAAGTCTTCCGTAAAAGGCTTTTTCTTCGGAAGATACACATTCCCACTCTCTATCGCTCCACTAACGGCATTAACTCTCGACACCTTGCCACCTTGCGGGGTTATAGGCACAATTCCATGTATCTGTCTCCTTAGCACCTGTATAACAGACGTTCCGTTCGCTTTATCTTCAATCAATATTCTATCAACCGTAGGGTACATTCCCTTTAGTCTTAGAATCTCTTTTACAGTCTTAGGCATATCCAAATGCTTCTTTACAGCGTCTACTAAATAAAACTCGGAATCCCTTTTCCCCCATATCTGTATCGCTACAAAGTCATTATCGCTTCCGTCCTTGAACGCAGCGTCAACGCTCATTATCAAAGTGCTTAGTTCAGGAAGCCTATCATAGTACTGCCACCATTCCCTCTGCAGGAGGTTTCCTTGAGCACTTACAGGTCGTCCTTGAAAAAGTGCGTTCCATGTTCTAGATCCAGCTTTGCTTACATAACCCCTTTTGAAATCAGCTAGCCACTCATCACCCTTGCCTATTTCAGGACACAGGGCTTCACCAATCTTGCGACCCAGCACGTCTCCCTTTTCGGCTTCACAAGGTAGATTAACTACCGTTACATTGGGTTCGCTTTCTATCATACGACCAGCTAGGTCGTCTTCGTGCCATCTAGTCATTATTACTATGACTTTTGAATTAGGAGCAAGTCTCGACTTATACGATGAGTTCCATTCATCCCACAGGTGCTCCCTAGTCGTCTCCGAGTCGGCTTCTTGCTGAGTCTTTATAGGGTCGTCTATGATAAACAAGTTAGCAGGGTTACCGGTTACACCACCTGTAACACCTCGGCTTATCATCTGCCCTACATTGCCAGCCATCCAAAACTCATTAGCAGTATTCTTGTCCTTGCTCAGCCCCGTACCGAATATCTCTCCGTATTCCTCTATCTTATTCTTATTCTTAAGCCCAAACTTCTGAGCAAAGTCCTCGCTATAGCTTACCTCTATAACTTTCCTCTCAGGGTGTTTTAACAGATACCAGCTAGGCAAGGTCTCAGTTATAGTCATACTCTTTCCGTGCTGAGGAGGAGTGCTTATTATCATTATCTCATAAGCCTTATCTGTTTCTCTCTCGACAAACTCTTGAACAGTATCACAAAGGTAATCATGAAACTTGCTATGTTTCCATCCCGTATTAGTCAAGGACACATAGCTTTTATAGTCATGTTGTATTAAAGCTTTTACTATCTCTCTATTGTCCATTAACTTCTCCAAAATTTTATAATAAAAAATACCCATCGGTATATTAACCTAGTGGGTATAGATTGGGTACAATGTATTGTGAAAAGGTGAAATGAGGGTGAGGAGTACTATATACGTACTATACGAATGAGTCTGACTGATTGGGGAGTATAGGTTATCTATCCTCTCAATCAAGGCTTTTATTTTATCTCTTAACCTTTTCTGCTGATGTGGTGGACTGTATCTATCTTATCTCTTATGTGAGGGATAGGGATACAATCTGTCAGGTTTTATCTATACCGAAAATGATGATTTACGGAATAGTTTAAAATGAATGTTGAAATTCCAACGATTTCATTTATTGCTTATATGGGATTATTCATTAAATATACAATGTCTAGAATAATATTCACTTATTCAAAGCTATATTCTTTATTCATCTTTGCATATTCTTTGTATATAACTGTCGCAAATATCGTTACTAATGCATAAGGTTTGTATAAAATACATATCTGCTACATATCATTTATACACTATTCTGCTTTATCTAGGCTTGATATGTACTCTTTTAGTATCTTATCGGCTTTTTCTTTTGTGACTGGTTCGCTCTTTGCTGTGGTCTCAACTCTTGTATTGTCTGCCCAATTACACCAATTTTTCAGGCAAAACATAGTCATTTGGCGGTCGTAAGCCCCTGCGATTACGCCCTCCGTTAGTATATCGCTTAGAATTCCATCATATAATGGTTTAAATTCTGCTTTGTATTCGTTCAGATACTTCATTAGCGTTGAATAGCTTATCCCGATATAGTCGGCTAGATTAATCTTTGTAGGGTATACGTTGTAATCACTCTCTCTTATGTAGTCTAAAAAGCTTCTATATAGTACTGCTAGATGCTCAGGTGATTTGATATAGGTTATGTTGTCATATACTAGTTCGTTTGCGTCTAGTCTGTCTCTTAAATATATCTTGTTTCCCTCTTCATCTGCTCCAATCCATTCATCAATAGGCGTTATTTTACCTACCGCACAATTTGCTCTTATATATAAACCGTCATATATGGTTCTTACCTTTACTTGGTTTATATGCTTTCTTGTGTTGAGGGTAGTTTTGGCTTGCTTGTCTAAATAAGACTCTTTAAGTGCTTTATCTCTTGATTTAGCCTTTGCCATCTTCTCCCCCTTTCTTTGTCCTTTGTTTTGCTCTTATAAAGCTTAGTTATCAAATAAAAAGGCTTCTAGGTTCGCCGTTCCTCGAATCGTGAGGGGGTTACTTGTAGAAGCGTTATAGTGTATCGCTCGCCCTTTACGATACTTTACCCCTTTTAGTTCCTTTCTTTTTGCGTGCGAAAGGCTCACCACTCCGGCAAGCCTGCCCCACACTCGATATAACTTAGAAAGGTTGAAATCATGGACTAACTCCATTACTTACAAGTATATTATACCATACATTGTTGAGTATGAAATGAAATTTTTCATTGAAATTTAAACATTTCAAGCCATTTTGAAAAAATATTTTAAAAAAGTTTAAAAAAAGTATTGACAGTGCACCGAATCGGTGTTATTCTATACACAACGAAACACCTAATTGGTGCAATGAGATGTATTTTAAAAAAAGAAAAGAGGTTGTAAAAATGAAGAAGATGTACACACAGAACGATTTTAGAAGAATGACGCAGACGATAGAACAGAACGGCTATATCTACAGCTATAACGAGCGTGGCGGAGAGCATTGCTACAAGCAAAATGACGAAATCATAAGCGTTACAGACTATGTAAGCAAAGATGGCGGCAGCGATTACAACAAGATATGCAGAGAACTTGTAGAAGAATTTAGTTTTATAGATGAAATTAAGTAGATGAGGAGGTAGCGAGATGTATTTTAAAAATTGTAGCACGTTAGAACAGTTAAAAGCAGAGTACAAAAGATTGGCTATGATGCACCATCCCGACCGTGGCGGTGATTTGAGGACAATGCAAGCTATCAATGCTGAGTATGATTGCAAGTTTGAGCAGGTCAAGAACTGCCACATCAACAAAGATGGCAAAACTTACAACAAGGATACAAGCGAGAAATCAAGCGAATTTGTGGAGTTAATCAATCAGCTAATCAGAATGAAAGGTATTGCAATAGAGGTTATAGGTTGCTTTGTGTGGGTCAGCGGAGATACTAAGCCACACAAAGACAGCTTGAAAAAATTAGGTTTTAAGTGGCACGGAGTCAAGGCTTGTTGGTATAAATCGCCGCAGGGATATAGGCGCTTTGGCAACAAAAAAGAATATACGTTCGAAGAAATTAGAGCGATGTACGGGTCAATGACGGTAAACACAAAGCCAATGCAGGAATTAACAGTTTAAAAAGGATATTAGCCCCTCTACGGAGGGGCAGGAGGTGAAAAGATGAACAGATTTAAAAAATATTGTCCAAACGTGTGGGTTGCAGAGTGCGAAGAAGAATATAGCAAGGGCGACATCATAGAATTAACTACTAAATATGACAAAGTCGTTGAGTGTGAGGTTTACAATCTTGTTGGGCAAACTGGCGATAAATACTATTACTCGATTGTGAGACTAGAGGACTTAAGCTATGCGGAACGCAAGGCGGACAAATACAGAGCCGCAAGTGCTCGCAGTATGGCACGCAGTAACGAAAGATGGAAAGCTGCAGAAGAGGGTAAAGAGTTTTTATCGCTCGGAGAACCCATCAAGGTTGGACATCACAGCGAAAAGGCACACAGGGCACTAATCGAGAGAAATTGGAAGCGCACAGCTAAAGCCGTTGAGTATATGAACAAAGCGGAAGATCAGGAGCACAAGGCGGAGTATTGGGAGAATAAGGCTAAAGAGATCACCCTTGCAATGCCTGAAAGCTTGGAATATTTTACCGCAAAGCTGGAACAAGCAAAAGAATACCACAAACTGTTAAAAGAACATCCCGAAAAGCGTTCGCATTCCTATTCTTTGACTTATGCAAAGAAAGAAGTCAACGAGTTGACAAAAAGGGTTGAGATAGCTACAAAGTTATGGGGTTGAGTTGAGCCACTCAGAGGGGGAAAATCGTCCCCCTCTTTGGCATAAAATAGATTGTAAATTTTAAGCAGTAATGTTATAGTAATCATAGTTAGAGAGGTAAAAATCATGTATTGAGACTATCACATACGCGATAGAGCACGGTGCGAAAATTGAAATTGAAGAGGATGAATAAAGGGCGGGTAAGCGCCCTTTCTCCGCTTGCTAAGAGGTGACGAATGATTATCAACGGAAAGAGATACGACAAAGACAAAGCTAATTTTATAGGTCTATGCGATGGCTCAGGCGTGTACAGAAAAAGAACAGGGGAATTTTTCCTAGAAGATGGCGGCAAAATCACCCCGCTGTCAATTGACGACGCCCAAAAGATTGTCGGGCTTATAGCCCCTCAAAGGTATGGCGAGTTATTCCCGGATACCACAATCATTGACAGGGTAAAAGCTTTGAGGGGGGATATGACACAACAAGAGTTCAGCAAGCTTTACGGTGTGCCTGTGAGGACTTTGCAGAATTGGGAATTAGGCGTTAGCGTTCCTCCTGCTTATGTCCTCGACCTGCTAGAGTTTAAAGTGCGTTACATGGCTCAAAATTGAGTTTTGAGAGCGTTTAATGGCAAGGGTTATACTTTTCCTATAAGATGGCACCAAAATGGTTAAACTGTTAATTTAATATGGGTGCTAAAAAAGCCTTGAACAGTCAAGGCTTTTTGTTTTATTTGATTATATCTTCCACTCTGTCAAGTGCTGCTTCTTTCATTCTGTGGGCTTTGGAGTGATTTAACCTAAAATGTTCCTGGATGATTTTAGTCTTGCTGGGTACATTGTGTATATACAGTTCGTATATATAGTTTTGTTCCTCTGTGGAGTTCTCTATTAGCTTTGCTATGCCTTTAAAATATTGTCTGTAGGGTTTCAGTCGTTGCTCGAACCTTTCTCGCTGTACGGCTTTGTTTTCCACCTCTGATGATATATTGCTGTTTGATACCCTTTCTTTTGAGTAGTCAACCCCCATATGGGTTAATATGTCCTTGTGCTCCTCGCAAAGTTGCTCATACTCTTTCTTGTTCCCCTCGTAGTCCATCAAATAAGCTTTTGCGTCGAATTTGTGGTAGTTCTGCATTACTTCCTCCTTACAACTTCAGGTCTTACACCGTCCTTAAGTGCTTTCATTACATCGGCTTTCTGTTGGTCGCTTCCCACTGCTAGAATGAGCAGCACCATAAAGTGTTCTAGTGGGAGAACCGCTTTCCACATTGTGTCCTTATATTGCTTTTGACAAACTAGGGGAATAAACAGATCGTGCCTGTCCATTCCGTGCTCTATCGCCCTGCCTAGATGTCTTTCAAGGCTTAATTTATCGCATATCTTTGTTTCAATATGGCAATACGGCACTCCGTCAACAAAGTTGGTTTTGTCCTCTAGTCTGTTGATTTTCGCTTCGGTGAACCCCATTTGCCTAAACATCTTCGCAACTTCCTTGTCGCTCCAAGTTCCCCACTCAAAGCCGTTATATCGTTTCTGTTGTTCTTTTGATATTCTTCCCATGTCTACTCCTCATCTACAAGTCTAGCCAATTCCCAACTCACAATTCTTGATTCGGTCTTTGATGTGCGTCCACCTAGATATGCGTATACCTTGCCATGTATACATGCCGCGAAATAGCACCTACTCCACTGTGTTTCTCCATTACCTTTAACCTCTATTAAGGTGTCTTTCTCAATCTTAGTCCAATCAATTTTGGGCTCAGGCAGGTCAAAACCCATAACTCTTTGTATGTGGTCTTTTATATCCATGTGGATATAGTCAATCTTGTTTAGGCATGATACATTTTCATATTTACAATCACAGCAATTAACATCGTCAGGACAAGTCTCTTTTTTCTTGATTTTTACAAATTTTCTAAGATACTCTATCGCTGAAACTTTTGTTACATCTATTTCGTTCATAGTTATTCTCCTTTGTGTTCCTTTAGGTATTCCTTGTCTAATAGAAAACTGATATTGCAAGCCATGTGTGCTAGGTGAGATAGTCCGCTCTCCTCGTCTACCTCTTCGCCCTCAATGTACGCAAGTAGGTGACGATACAATGCGTCTATATACCTCTTAGGCTCTACCTTTCGCCAATTTTCACTATCTCCGTACTTCTTCGTTCCGTACATTCGCACCTCTGCTACTGCTTTGACAAGCTGCGGATTAACAAGGGATAGCTCTAACTTGCCTTTGTCTGCCTTTGCTGATTGGTCTTTGTCGGTCGCCTCTTGCTTTATTGATGAGCCTTTGCTGGTCGTTTTGAACTTCGCTACAACTTCACCGTCTTCGTCGATGCATAGTACATTTCCAAACACATCAATGGCACCACCTATCTCACAGTTTAACTCATTAACAAGACTGACGATGTTTTTATAAACGTTCCTCGCTGTTTCATCGTCGTAAAAGGCACGGGTGAATATCCTATTGTCATCTTTCGTCCATCCTCCTCGTACACATAATATATTTCTAAGTAAATAAGGTGCTTCATCGGACACGATTTCAAATTCATCATTTTCAATCAGCGTTATGTCGTTACCACGAGCTCTCAGTTTCTCGTCTTGCTCTAGCACTCTGCCCCTTATTATATTTCTGCATATTCCTAATTCTATTTTTAGTTTCATTGCATTATTCATAAGTTCTAATCCTCCGATATTTCTGCATGGGATTGTATGGTTTGGGAAATGGTCGCCACGCTATAACTTCAATTCCCGCGTCTATTTCGTCTAATGGTGATTGCCCGTATTCTGATAGATAATCTTCACACACAGGGGAAAACCACCACCATTTCTTGTTGCAATAATATGCAGCGGCTACATCTGGTTTGTCTTTTATGTCTTGGTAGTATGACGCGGGGTTTCGGTTTACCCAAGTTATTAGCACTGGTTCTAACTTATCTGGCAGTGTTCTTGACGCAGGTGTCCAGCGACACGCTGACGGTTGGGTATGAATGCGTTCTAAAGTTTCTGCATTTATGTCATCTACATATTTTTCCATTGCTATTACTCCTTGTATGATGGTAGTTCCATCCATGCTTTCACTTCGTAAATGTCGTCATATGTTCCCGACAGGTACACGTAATCATTAATATCAAAACTATCTATCCATACGTCCACACCATCAGTAACGAGTACATCTTTATTCAAATCAGGTAAATTTTCTACAAATTCCGTCCATTCAGGGTGGAACTCTTTTTCCTCAAGGGTCAAGGGTCTGAATGTGAGTTTGTGCCACTGTAAAACAACTGGTTGTGTGTCTAGCCATTCAAATATCTCTGCTTTGACCACTTCTCCAAAAGATTCATCTTCTATGTCCGAACATAACTCGTCTATCAATTTATCTACGTCTATCAATCTCATGTCGTTTCTCCTTAATTTTATCCTCAATCAACTTATGTATCTTTGCTCTAATGTCATCTGCGATTTCAGAATGCTGACATATACAGCAGTGTTCTAACTCGTCTAGCAAGTTATCTAATTCGTATTTAAAACCGTTCATCTACTCCTCGCTTTCTTCCTGTAGCCATCTGCCTATTAGGGCTTGGCACATTTCCTCATCGTTTGGACATTCATCACAGCGGTTGCCACAAACAGATATTTCGGTTTCGTTTTCGCTGACTTTGTAAATAAACTCTGCCATTTCGTCTATGCTCATAGACTTTATCCTCTCAATATTTGTCATCGTTACACCTCCATCAATTCTGGGTTCTCGTATACGTTGCCGATTACCTCGTAATCCCAGCAATCAAGCATTATCCTGTCCTTTGTTTTAGTTGTAGTGTGAGTAGGTATTCTCTTTGCTCTTTTGTAATAGTATGCATTGAGCGATAGCTTGCTTCTGCAAACTTGTCAAACTCGCAGTGTCCTATACATTTATGTCCTGCGAGTTCCATACCTTTTGTAAATCCACCTACACCACTAAAGAAGTCAATAAATTTCATTTCTGCTCCTTTAAAACCTCGTTGTCTTTTCGCTCATCTAACATTTCTTTCATGATTTCATCTGCAGCTTCCTCAAGTGCTTTTGATAACAATTTTTCAAATCGTTTCTCTGCTCTTTTCTTTGCAATATACTTTGTTAATGCGTGTCCTGTAACGCTTCCGACTACCGCTGCTAATACCCATATGATTCCATATGCTAATGTCATTGTTTTTACCTCTCTTTATTCTTTAAAATCTCATTATTCCTCTGTGTTTTTTTGTAACACCATATACAGAGTTTTACTTCATTTTTGCCGATTACTGCACTGTACTTTCCGTACTCGTTTATTCGCTTTCCACATAGTTCGCACTTCATTTACTTCACCTCATTCCCCCAACAGTCCCAATCATTAGCTTCTTCTCTTGCAAATAACTCTATTTTTCTCACCCCCCCCTACGAGGTTTTCTATTCTTTTTATCGCCTCGTATGGTTTCTTAGAGTGTTTCATAATTGGTTGTTGAATGACTTGATGCACTGCATGAGATTTTACTGTTTCTTTTGCTCTTGTATTCTTGCTTATTCCCAACAAGCAAACCTCTGCATTAGCCCTTGTATATGCGCCCATTCCCCAAAACAAACTATCTGATTTCTTGTTTTGCTTTATCCATACAAACGCAGCCGTTTTATATTCAAAACCCCATGCTTTCATAACTTTTAAAGCTTCCGAAAGGTTTGGGAACGTTGCCCACATAAAGCATATTGCTTTATCCGTACAGATGCTGCGTACAGGCAGATTGCATATATCTTCTGTTGTCATTGTTGGGTAGTGTTGTTTTGCCATACCTCGCGAACTTGTCTTGCTTCCACTTTGTCGGTATTCCCACGGCGGATCTGCGTATATTACCTCGTATTTGTTGTTTGTGCTAAATATATTTACAAACATTGTTATCCTCCATTTTTACCGCTCCTTTCGGTTAGTTACATTAAGTTCTTTTACCAGCTTAGCTACATCAATTCCACATAGCTGTTTAGTGTCTTTTACAAATTCAGTTACAGTTGCCCTATGGTCTGCGATTTCCTCCAGCAAAGCTATATACGATTCGCAAAATTCGTCTAACTTCGCTTTGTCAAAGTCGTACACCATATAGAGCGTCCGCACCATGATTGCAAAGTTTAATTGATTAGCATTTTCTATTACCGCCCCCATATCCGGACGATTATGCTTTGCTTTTCTCACTCTTGGAACGCTCATTACCTGTTTCCTTTCCTTTCGCTATCTCTTTGTACAAACTTCCCCACAGCCTTTCCCTGTTCTGCTCCATATAGACTTGAGCCTTGTATTTACCGTACGAAATGCCTTTTTTTCTAGCTTCTTCCATTTCCTTTTCGACTTCCTTTTTGGTTTCCTCTCGTCTTTTCTCCTCGTCTATCTTCGCTGGCTTTGTCGTCTTCTTAATTTCTTTGTGGTCTGCCCTGTGTTTTTTTGACCTTTGTCTAGCCATTTCTAAGTAGCAGTCATGTGAGCATACCGTCTGCCTTGCTGTTTGAGAATAAAATTTCTTGCCACATATGACGCAAATTTTTATTTCGACGCTAGGTATTATGTCAACCATTTCGGCGATAACTTCGGGCTTGAATTGTCTTATCTGTTTATCGGTTTTTGACTTCTCTATCAAAACCTTTTCGTCGGTCTCGGTAGAGATAACCAAAACTCCTTGTTGGGTCGTCTCGTACTCGATATAATCAAACAGTTCACTGTAATAAATCATTGCTATACCTCGCCTAGAATGGCACGTCCTCGTCTATTGCCTTGAAGTCATCTACTGTTTCTTGATATTCACTTGTCTGAGTTCCGCTCTTTTCTCCCCACTCTAGAAATTCCACTCGCTCAGCGATAACATCGGTGGTATAAACCTTGCTACCATCTGTCTTTTCATAACTTCCTGTCTGCAATCTGCCCTGTACTGCTACTTTTCGCCCTTTTGCTAGGTATTTTTCGCAGTTTTCTGCTTGTTTGCCAAAAACAATGATGTTTGGGAAATCAGCTTTCTTCTCGCCATCCTTTGTCGGTCTATCAACAGCTAGAGAAAATCTCGCTACTGCCATTTGTGATGGTGTGTATCTAAGTTCTACTTCCCTTGTCGTTCTGCCTGTTAGTATTACGCTATTCATCTTCAAATCTCCTTTATCGTTAGGTCTTGATACCTTTTTTCAAACAACTTTTGCTTTAGCTTGTAAACATCTGTTTTTATCCCCTTGACATCCTCTACGATTAGCTTTCCGTCTTGCTGATACATGAAGTCAGCTACATACTCAATCTTGCGATATGCTTTTCCGTTCTTCCTAAACCCCTCTTGCAGTAGGAATCTTGGTTGCAACGTTAGTTTTTCAATGCTTCCCTCTCTCTCTAGTTCCCTTAAAGCGATATATCTTTTCGCTTCTTTCTTGGAGTCAAACTTAATTCCGTCAATCTCTGTTTTCTTTGCTCTATATTTTGACAAATTTTATCGCCCCCTTTGTTAAGGCTTTATTTTCCGTTTTAAGCGATTTTTATTTTTAGGTGATAATTCTATCGCTGGAGATGTTATCCTCGCTCTATTCGATTAAAAACAGCCTTTAAGCCGTCATTGTATTGCATATATTAATCCCCTATATTTTCTTTAGATTGTCTATAATTTTTCTCGCCATTTCATGTGCTTGTCGTTTTTCTTCCTCGGTCATCTTCTTTTCTTCGACCTCAACCCTCTTTGTATCAGCCTTTCGTTTTTCCCAGCTATCATTCCTAGCAAAAAGCAAACAAGCTGCGTAGTGATTCTTTCGTGTGTGTTCCGTCAGCCATATACTCACCTTGTCGATTAACTGATTTACCCTCATGTACTTTGATGTCAGTCTCTCGTACTCCTCATCCGTCAGAAATACATTAGAAAATTCTCCATAAGGGTGTGTGTGTTCTCGTTGCCCGTTCCCCTTAATAAAGTTATTACTATACACACACTTATCTATTACATCTTCTTTACTTTCTTTATATTCTTTATTTTCTTTATATGTGGTTAGTTCGTGGGTTAGTTGGTGGGTTAGTTCGTGGGTTGATTGGTGGGTTAGCTGTTCGGACACTTGATAAAGCTCCCAATTATTGATTGTAACCGTTGAAAAACCGCCATTTGACACGATTTTTATATCATCGCTCGATTCAAGATTTGATAATGCAGTTCTCACATTTTGCCTACTTAGTCCTGTAGCTTGAGCAAGTGAGCGAGTACTTACTATCACTTGTCCTGGAAATAGCTTTATTCCATTGTGGCTGCGTTCATTGTAGGTTGCTGTCAATAGCAAGTGTAGGAATACAATCTTTACATTTGCATTTGAGTACCATTCCCAATCTAAAATTTTTCTATGGATTTTAATAAACCCATTCAGTCTTTTGCTCATAGCTCTTAATCCTGACTATCATCAGTGGTCTGCTCCACATTCTTTGTTATATTCTTATCCATCCGTACATTGTTCCTTTAACCTCTCTAGTTCTACAGGCGTCATAGTTTCGATTCCTTGCTCTTTGCACTCGACTACCACGCTATCTATAAGCCTTGACATTTCATCGGTTTTATAGGTGCTACTTCCGTAGTAGCTTTTGATATTGTGGTAGCCTTTAAAGTTCTTACATTCGCCCAAGTCCTCACATATCCAACCCTCGCCGTGCTGCTCCCATACCTTAACCCAATGCTCTATAACATCAGTTTTTATCGGCACTATCTCAAACACTCCAACCTCGGATATTAGCTTTCGGTATATGTCAGTTTTCATCTGTCTTGTTTTGTCTGCCAGCTTCCCAACAAGTGTCCAAAAGTATGCGTTAGCGTCAAGGCTTCTGCGTTTTGATTTAGGCTTAATAATGATGTCATAGTCCTTGTTTTCATCAATCTTTATACCGTCTAAAAGTTCTAGTATTTGCCTATGCTGACCCTTTGGAAGATTGATTGATATTTGGTCAACCTTGTACAGGAGTTTTAGCTGAATATCTTGTATTTTCATAAGTAATTTCTTCCAAACTCCTTTCTAAAATCTTTGTCCGGATAGTGCTTTTCAAAGGCTTTCTGCCCTAGTTCGTGAAAGTATTGCATTGTCGATTTATTGTGGTGAACTCCGTTCGGTGGCTCGTTGTGGTCACAGTGGCAAAGGAAAACCTTTAAGCCGTACTGCTCGCTCTTCTTTCGATACGCACCACCGAAAATATGATGTTCTTCCACATAAGGACTGCCACAGATAAAACACTCTCGCTCGCTCTGAATGATTGATTTCATTACTGCTCCTTGCCGTTCTCAATATCCCTTAGGATGATTAAGGCTCTGCCGTGGTGCTCCTTTGTCATCGGTCCACTTGTCCATCCTGTTTTTTTGAGAATCTCTGTTGCGTCAAGATTCATCGCCTTGCAAAGTTCAATATATGTCTTTTTTTCGGTCGGTGTGGCTAGTTCTTCGGATAGGTCTATCGGCTCATCATTTAACGGCTCTTTAGAAGCCGTTTTTTTGCCTTTAGAAACGGCTTTACCCATCTTGTAGACAACTACATTGCTTTTAGTATTAACTATGCTTAAATCGGAAATTTTGCCGTTATCATCATAGCTAATTTGGTTTACGATAAATTTATCGAAGCATTGCCACTTTCCATTCCTCTGTACGATATTACAGTCGGTCTTGTTGATGAAAATAAATGGAGCCGTGTATAGTTCTCTACCGATTCCCCAATTAACACCAGCTCTCTTGAAGCTGTCGCTCGCTTCTCCTTTCTCTTTCTCGGTCAAGGTTTCCTTTCCCACATCTTGCTTCCAAACCCAATCCTTTCGATTTTCGAAGTAGATACCTATTGAGCAAAATAGGTTGTCCTTTATTACCTCGTGGCGTCTTTGCCAATTCTCAGGACCCACTGTTTCATCAAGAATATTCATATCACACCTTGCGTCTTTATAAAGTAGTAATATCAATCCCTTTTCTGTAATTGACTGTGCCCTACAGTCAATCTCGTCTGCTCTCAGCTTTCTGAATTTTATTCCCATCTGTCAAACCTCTCTCCTATTAGTTCTCTAGGGTTTTCGTGCCCCCTATTCCTTAGCCATTCCTCGATTTCTTCGAGGGTCTCGTCAATCTCGCTAGAACAAGTTTCACACATATCCTCTCCCTCTTTCATGTACTCTCCACAACCACACTTAACTGCGTTGTCGTAAAGTTCCGCTCCACAGTAGGGGCAAGTCAAAACGATTTCTTCGTTTGTGTACTCGCCGTATATTGCATAGTCTGTTGTTCGTCTAGGCTCGACGGCTTCGTTACATCTTTCACACCACTTTTTCATTGCATAACCTCTAGTTCAATTCCACTCATAGCACAGAATGATTTAAGTTCTTTTATGTCGCTTTCGCTAACTAACATCTTGATTGTTTTCCACTTCTTGCTATCGTCGAGTTCCTCTCCCCACTCAGCAAAGGTAGGCTCATCAGCTACAAATTCTTCAACCTCGGAACTTTCCTGTTCGGTCTGCGTCGCTTCATGCTCAGCCTTGCGTTTCTGCATTTCTACAAGCCTGTTCTTCTCTGCAATAGCTTTTGATATATCAAGTGTATCTTTGTATGTTTCCGTAGCTTCAAACTGAAATTCGGAGATTTCATTTAGTACGGCTAGATCGTTTTTGATTCTTTCTGCAATGTTTTTAAGTTCGGTAGAAATGGACTTTAGGCTCACTGATTTATTCAGCCACTTAGGGTCAAATATCTGCTCCAGCTTTACAAAAGGTTCAAACCCGGTTTCGTCAAACAGCCTTTCGACTTCCTCTCTTTTCGCCGCCTTTTCTCTTTCCTCAAATTCGGTTATCTGCTCGCCTATAAGTGTTACAGGCTCGTTTATGATTCTCACAAGTTCCTTGACTTGCTTTTCAAAATTGTTGTATGGCTCAAGGCACTGCTTCTTGACTTCTTTTCTCTTATCCTCTAGTGCTTTGATAAACTTATTAAGAGACGCTCTGTCCTCTTTAGCCGTCTTGATTGTGTCATCTGTATAAACCATGTTCTTATATAGTTCAGACTTCGTTGTGATTTTGTTCTTTAACTCCTCAAAGTTAAAGTTAATTGCGTTTGTGGTTTCCATTACGTTGATTTTTAGTTCCATGATTCTATCTCCTCTATCGTTATTTGATTAGGGTCTATTCCCTCCATTACCTTAGCTACTCTGAGTAGCTTAAATGCTCTTGACCTTAGTTCGCTCACTGTCGCTCTTACATCTTCTTTGTTTCCCATCCAATAGCCTTTACCGTTGGACAATGAACATATCGGATAGCCTTGTTCTCGTAGTCTTCTTATTGCTCGCCTTATGGTTCGCTCATTTTCACCAACCATACTGATTAAGTAGCCTTTAGACATCGGCTTGCTTCCTAAAATTGACAGCAGGCGACTTTCTATGATATGATGTTTCTGTTGTTCGGCACTCCTCGGAGTGTCTTTTTTTATGCCTGACATTACTTATCCTCGCTTACATCAATTCCTGTTATTGATTTAAAAATATCTGCGTTAAAGTTTGGAATAGCCTTAACATCCCTCTTTCTGTCTTCATCAAGATTGTTCCACCAGGTCTGTCGCTCCTTTGATTTTTCTACAGATTTTAAGAACCCACCTGTTGTTTCATGTTCTGGATGTTTTTCTTTTTCCTCATCAGTCATATCTTCGGTATAAACCCAAGTTAGATAATCGGTCGGCATGTTGTTTAAAACATATCTTGCGTCGCATCTCATCCAGTCTCTATAAGTCCAATCTGATGGTTTGTCAAATAGATAGATTTTAGGCTCTTCGGTGTTGAAACAACCGTTAGAAAAAGATGTACTGTTCCAATCGCCACTGTTCCTATTGCCACTGTTCCTATTGCCACTGTTACAATCGCCACTGTTCCTATCGCCACTGTTACAATCGCCACTGTTACAATTGCCACTGTTCCTATCGCCACTGTTACAATCGCCACTGTTCCTATCGCCACTGTTCCTATTGCCACTGTTACAATTGCCACTGTTACAATTGCCACTGTTCCTATCGCCACTGTTCCTATCGCCACTGTTACAATCGCCACTGTTACAATCGCCACTGTTCCTATTGCCACTGTTACAATCGCCACTGTTACAAAGCGTCAACACTTCTTCCCAAGCCAATTCTCGAACAATCTTTATTTTGTTAGTACAGTGCTTTGTGTCATCGCTAGACTTATCAATCTCCCCAAGCGCTTCAATTTCTGCAACTTTGTTGTTTGTGTTAAAACTATAGTAATTAAAGCAATCAGATAGGCTTGTACAGAAATGAAAGCCGTTGTTACAACATATTGGGGTTTCTTTCATCTCATATGTTTTGCCTACCTCATACTTAAAATCTCTGCATGTCCAATCAGAATTAAAAACTTTATAACCTTTCATTTTCTCAATATCCTTTCTGCGTATGCTTTTCCGTCTTCGGTGTTGCCCGAATTGTAAACTGATAGTGCGTCCTCGTAGTTTCCGTATTTGTCGTAGAGTTCGGCTAAAATGTTACAACCTACAATTACATTTTCCTGTGGGTCAAATAGGCTTACGATTCCCAACTCTTCCATCCTTTTTTTGTGTTGCTTTGGTTGTATCTGCATTAGTCCGATTGATTCTCCGTTGTCGCCTACTGCGTTAGGATTGCCTCCTGACTCCTCTTTGATGATTGCCTTGACGATGTTAGGGTTTACTCCACTTCTTGTCGCTATATCATCTATCATTTCGTTTGAGATTCCCTTAACCTCAATCTGCACTGTTGACAACGGCTTGTCCTGATACAGTTCAGGCGTATCAATCGCAGTTGCGATTCCGTTAAGTGCAAGAACTGCAGATATAAATAGTGTCGGTGGTATTACTGATTTAATTTTCATCTCGTTTCCCCTTTGCAACAATTGATGTAGTATTCTGCTACATCTGGAATAAAATACCTTTTGTTCCCTCGTGGTAGATGATGTAGCTTTCTGCTTAAAGCTTGAACGGATATTCCCCACCATTGGGATAGTTCCGTGATAGTTGCTAGTCCATCACCCTCAGCAACCTTTTGAATGTCTCGTATCACATCTTGCTTTGTCATTGCTTTCTCCTTTCTTGCGTTTATGTAAGTTTTTCAGCAAAAAAAATATCTTTAGGATTGTCGATTCCGAGATAAACAATTAAGATGTTTATTTCTTCTCTTGTGAAATCTCCGTTCCTTTTCAATTTTCCGTAGAGCGTAGATTCACTAATCCCTAAAGCTTTTGCGACATCTTTAAGATATTTTCCCCTGAGCGCCAATTGCGCTCTAAACCTGTTTTTGTCAAACATTCTATTCGCCTCCTTTCTTGCGTTTGCGTAAGTATATGATACATCTTGCGTTTGTGTTTGTCAATACTTTTTTTGATTTTTTATTGCATTTATGATATATTATCTTGCGTTTTTAAAACACATTAAGTATAATAGCATTGTCGGGAGGTGTGAAATGATTGAAGTTAAAGACTTGTTAAAGAACAGGAGACGCGAACTCGGATATACAATGAAAGATGTTGCGAATAAGGTGGGTGTAAGTGAAGGAACAATTTCACGGTGGGAATCAGGTGAAATTCAGAATATGAGACGTAACAATATAGTGGCTCTTTCTAAGATGTTAAAACTATCTCCGGATTTAATAATGGGATGGGATATGAACAACAATCAAGATAGTAACAGCGGGACAATATCAAATAATATCGGTTCTGATAACAGTTCAAGCACTACTAACAATTATTATAACGGTTGTGGACACTGTGACGAAGTCGCAGAGGAAAGCCCGAAATATTATACATCGCAAAACAAAGACTTATTTTTTGCAATCATAGACCATATAAGAAATATGACTGACGAACAGTTGCTTGATGTAGTGAAGTATGTGGAGTTTGTATTAAACAAATAATTAGAGGTGTGTTATGTTTGGGAAGAAAAACCCTGACGGAGTTGTGTTCAAATATATCCGTGTCATAGTGCTTATCATTTTAATCATTATTTCAATCTTTGCTTTAAAGGAAGTAATAGATTATAAGTTTATAGAATCAAGAGCACCCGACGGATGGAATGGAAATACTTATGAGATGGCGGGTGACGACGAATATTACGTAATGTATGAAGTCGTTCCACCTCAATATTTTGAGTTAGTAGCATATAACAAGAAAAGCCAAATGCTTGCGATAAAGACATATGACGAAACAGAAGAGCATATATACTATGATGTTCCTGAAAGCGTATTTGAAAAGTTTATGAACCATAAATCGCCACTAGAATTTTATAATAAGTATTTGAAGAACGCTTTTGAAAGTGATTATTAAAACAAAAGAACCCTCTGCATAAAACAAATAAAAAGGGTGCATAGGGCTCTGAGGTTGCAATGACGCAACGAGATGTATTGACTTTATTGTATCATTGCAGCCCCTTTTAGTCAAAGGGGAATTTTATTTCCCTAAAGGGAGTTAAAATGGCAAGAAAAGAATATATTCAGAAAGCCTTTACCTTTAACGGTAAAAGGTATTATGCTTATGGCAAAACAGAATCTGAAGCTATAAGAAATAGAGAGTTAAAAAGAATAGCGTTAGAGCAAGGGAAAATTCTCACAGAGTCTGCTATGACGCTTGCTGAGTGGTCTTCTCAGTGCATAGATACATACAAGGTCAACTGTTCCGAAAAAACGAAAAGAGATTTCACCTACACAGTTCAAGGTAATATCTTGCCGATACTTGGTGCATATCCTTTAAAGTCAATCAATGAAATAATGTGTCAACAAGTAATGAACGCTCAAAAGGGCAAGTCTAATTCGCAAATATCAAAGGTCTATCAAGCAATGCGTTTTCTATTTGACAAGGCAAAGGCTCTTGATCTAATCAATAAAAATCCTACACTTCATTTAGAAAAGCCATTAGGTCAAACTTTAAAACGCAGAGCATTAACTCAGGAAGAACAAGAATTGTTTACAAGGGTCGCACTTACTAGGCGAAAATACTATGGCTACTTACTAATGCTATACTGTGGTTGTCGCCCCTCAGAGGCTTTCAGTGTTAAGTCTGATGATATATCCGTGCTAGATGGCGTCCCATTGCTCCATATAAGGGGAACAAAGACGTCTAACGCCAATCGTACAGTACCGCTCCCCAAATGGCTGTATGATAAATTTAAGGGCTTGCAAGGGTATGTTTGTTGCTCATCAAGAGGAAACAAGCTAACCGAACACACATCGAGTGTGACATGGTCTGTTTTTAAAAGAGAGTTAAATATTGCATTAGGGTGCAAAACGTATCGTAACAAGCTAATCCCACCATACCCACTCGCAAATGACATAGTCCAATATTGCCTTAGACATACATATTGTACCAACTTAGCGAAAAAGGGAGTAGACATAAGGACGGCTCAAAAGTTAATGGGTCATTCCGACATCTCCCTGACTGCCAATATATATACGCATACCGACAATGACGATATTTTAATTGCAGCCAAACTAATAAATAGTGGTACAAACTGA